CGTAGCAGGGCTAAGGATATTGTGGATCTTCTTACGCAGGTATACCTGCAAGGAGGTGACACCAACGACCAAACTTGACGCAATCGCCCAGCTCCAGGATCTGCGCCGCCAGGCCCAGGCCAAGGCCCACCCCCGGAGCCGCCTTGTGATCCAGGAGTACACAGACGACGGCACCACCAAGGCCGATGTGGCTGCCCTGACCATGGCCATCAAGGCATTACAGGCCGATCGGCAGGATACGCCCATTTGGGCATGTGCGCTGTGGTGCGTAGCGGCTGCCATCATTGGCGTGGCTTGCCTGGTTTACGCGATGACATAGGAGGTGGCGACATGAGATCAACAGATATTCGCAAGCTCCCTGGCGGAGATGCCCTGTACCAGCGCTGGATAGATATGCGCCGCAAGCCCTGCGATGATGCATGGGCCAGATTCCCGGCATTCTATGCCTGGATCCAGGCACAGGGCTACAACACCGGTGATCGCGTCCCCAGGATCAAGCGCATGGATCCCGATAAGCCCTACGGCCCTGCCAATTGCACTTTTGCTGCAGCCCCTGAGCACAAAGCTCCTCGGGCGGACATCGTCGAGGCGGCAAAGGAGTGGAATTTAACTGTGAGCATCTTCCGGGAGCGCTTGCGTTGGGCATCCCGCTACAATCCTGGGGCAATTCAGCGGATGCTGGATAATAAGCCTTGGGCAGCAAAAAAGGCCGCCCCCGAAGCTGCAACTTCGGGAAGCGGCAAAGGAAATAATCACAAGTCCATTATAGCAGCGGAGGGAGCGTGAGTCAATGGATATTCCGGATCATTTATTCCCGTTCCGGGACCGGCAGCAAGATCGTGTATGTTTGTTTTGTCGGAGATGCGGCCGGGAGATTTACAACCCCTATACCGATCTTTGCTGGTACTGCGAGATGTGGGAGGACGTGTATGGATATGATTAAAATCCCGACCAAGGGAATGGGCCGAGATGCTTGGCTAGAAGCTAGGCGCGGGACTATTGGGGGGTCCGATGCAGCTACTGCATTGGGCCTAAATCCCTACTCCAGTCCATATGCCTTGTGGGCCGAGAAAACTGGAGCGATCCAGCCGGAAGACATCAGCGAAAAAGAATCCGTCCGGCTGGGAAACTATCTGGAGGATTACGTGGCCCACCGATTTTCGGAGATCACAGGGAAAAAGGTCCGCCGTGAGAACTACATCTTAAAAAATCCAGCGTTACCCTGGGCCCACGCCAACGTTGACAGGCTTGTCATCGGGGAAAGGGCTGGCCTGGAGTGTAAGACTACATCCGAGCTAAATTTGAAGCGGTTTCGCGGCGGCGAGTATCCGGCGAATTATTACTGCCAATGCATGCACTATATGGCAGTTACCGGATATCCCAAGTGGCACCTGGCTGTGCTGATCGGGAATCGCGAGGTTAGGACATTTGAAATTTTGCGGGATGATGCCGAAATTGCGGCCCTGATGGAGGCCGAGCAGCATTTTTGGAACTGTATTAATACCAAAACGCCGCCAGAAATTGACGGCATGAGAGCTACCGGAGATACATTGGATGCCCTACACGAAGGTGGCGGAGGATGCATCGACTTGGAAGCCGTGTCCCAGGATATCCAATCCTACATTGCCCTTAAAGCCCAAATAAAGATTCTGCAGGAGCAAGCGGATGCTTGTGCAAATGGCATCAAAGCCTTTATGGGCCAGTGTACTGCCGGGAAGCTAGGCAATATTTCCGTATCCTGGGCCAGATATCAGACAAGCCGCTTTGACAGGGCGGCATTCCTGCGGGACAACCCCAGCATTGATCTTACCAAGTACAATCGGGTCACCGAGGCCCAAAGATTTACAGTGAAGGAGACGTGACAGCAATGGCAAACAACATGATTCAGCAAGCAGCGGCGGCCAAAGCGCCCGCCAAACGACAGCAGAACAGCGTCACAGCTATGATGAACGCTATCCTGGATGGGGATGGTATGCGGAAACGGTTTGACGAACTTTTGGGCCGACGGGCACCCCAGTTTATCTCTTCGTTGATTACGGTAGTCAACGCAGAGCCCGCCCTCCAGAAAGCCATGGTGGAGGCGCCCATGACGGTGATTCAGGCAGGGCTCCGGGCTGCCATGTACGATCTGCCCATTGATCCAGGCCTTGGCTATGCATACATCATCCCCTTCAACAATCGGAAAAAGAAGCCCGATGGTAGCACGGCAACGGTGGCAGAGGCATCCTTTATCATGGGCTACAAGGGAATGGTTCAGCTGGCTCTCCGATCCGGCGTGTACTCCAGAGTCCCAGACGCCGTGGACGTGCGGGAGGGAGAGCTTGTGAGTTACGACCGTCTGACCGGCGATGCAGAATTTGACTGGATCGAGGACGAGGAAGAACGAGAGAAGCGCCCTGTGATTGGCTACGCTGGCTATTTCCGCCTGCAAAATGGCGCGGAAAAGACCATCTACATGACCAAAAAACAAATCGAGGCCCACGAACGGAAGAACCGCAAAGGCCAGTACATGGGGAAAGGCTGGCGGGATGACTGGGACGCCATGGCAAAGAAAACGGTGCTCCGGCGGCTGATTGGCCATTATGGAATCATGTCCATCGACTACCAGCGGAGCGCAGATCCCGGCGCTGTGGCTGCAGCGGAGGCTGTGGCCAGCGGACAGTGGGATGATGAAGCCATGGTGATTGATGCGGCGGATGTGGTGGAGGAAACGGGCGAAGTTATCGCTGCTGCTGACGCCGGGAAAGAGTAAGAGGAGGAGCCAACATGAACGAATATGAAATGTACAACGCTTACTGTGGAAAACTGATGAATTTGTGCATAGAAAATAAGCTGGCCCACAGCTTGAACTGTACCAACTATCCGTGCACCTTAACCATCCGCCCTGAAGGCGGAATGGACGCGCAGATTTCCATGCTGGAGGCGGTGGAAGATCAGGGTTACACCAGCCCCAATGCGTCGATTACCATGCGCTTCATCGACGGAGAAATCCGCATCGAAACGAGAGAGATCTTTGCAATTACAGACGCGCTGCTATCCAAAATCAAGAGGATTTTCACGAATATTTACTCTGCATATACGCAGTATTTCTTCCGGGATGTAATGGCGCGCGTCCTGCAGTCGTCTGCCGCAGCAGATCCCCAGAGGGATGGCCACCCTTGAGGCCGCAGACGAGGCCGATTTTGATGAGTTTTTCGATGATGAGCCGGATGATGCCGAGGATTGATTGTACGGCAGGAGGCGGGCCTATGCCCGCCTCCAAGGCAAAAGGAGGTGGCCGGTGTGCCGAACCGCATAATCAAAGAATCCATCGCCACCAGTGAATCGCTGTCCGAGGTCAGCGCCGAGGCGGAGCGCCTATTTTGGCGGCTTGTTGTAAAGGCGGATGACTTTGGGCTTTATCACGGGAATCCCAAGATCCTGGCGTCCATGTGTTTTCCGCTGAATCCCCCGAAAGAGAGAGCACTGAGCAACTGGCTGAATGAACTGATCCAGGCCGGAATGGTTGGCATGTACACAGATGATGGAAAGCGATATCTGAAACTCCTGTCATGGGAAAAGCACCAGCAGCAGAGAGCAAAGAAAAGCAAGTTCCCGCTTCCGCAAGAATTTGATAGCATTTGCTTGCAAGCGAATGGATATCAAATGCAAGCAAATGTCCCCGTAAACGTAAACGAGAACGAGAACGATAAACGAGGAACGAGAACGGGAACGAGAACGCGCCCGAACGGGGCGGATGGGATCCCGCCTGCATTTGATCGCTTTTGGGATATTTACCCCAGGAAGACGAACAAGCAGGACGCCTTGAAAGCCTGGAAGCAGCTCTCTCCGGATGACGCCCTTGCAGGCCAGATCCTTGCCGGGGTGGAACGCTGGAAGCGCTGCGACCAGTGGACGAAGGAAGGCGGGAAATTTATCTGCTATCCCGCTACGTTCCTCCGAGGCCGCCGGTGGGAAGACGTGGATCAGCCGCAGGCTGCAGCAACCGGGAGGCAGGCGGAGCCTTGGGATGATCTCCCGGATGGATTTTTGGACGGAGGTGGAAAGTGATGGATTTTTCTCAAGCCCTTACCGGTCTGCGGCAAAAGGCGGACGAGGCCAATCCAGCCGCGCCGGATGATTACATGCAGGGCGGCCTGCGTTACTGCGGCAAGTGCCATACCCCGAAGCAGACTGTGATCCCGTTCGCCGGGAAGGAGCTGACGGTGACCTGCCTGTGCCAGTGTGCCTCCGAGGCGTATCAGCGCGAGGAGGACGCCAGAAAGGCCCGGGAGTTCCGGGACCGTGTGGACCGACTACGCAAAGACGGGTTCCGGGGATCCGACCTGGACAAGTGGTCCTTTGCCCAGGATGACGGCCAGGATCCACGGACAAGCAGCATCATGCACCGGTACGTGGACCATTTCCCAGAGCTCCTGCACCAGGGACGGGGCATGATCCTGTACGGACAGTGCGGCAGCGGCAAGACATTTGCGGCAGCCTGCGTAGTCAACGCCCTGATCGACCAAGGATACAAGTGCTTTATGACCAATTTTTCCCGCATCGCAAACACCATCAGCGGGCTACGAGAGGGCAAGCAGGATTACCTGGACGAGCTTAATCAATACGCACTTTTGGCCCTGGATGATCTGGGTGCAGAGCGCAACACCGAGTACATGACGGAGATCGTTTACAACATCATCGACAACCGGTACAGGGCGAAGTTGCCGATGATTATTACCAGCAACCTATCCAGCGATGAGCTGAAAAACCCAAGAGGCATAGCCGAGCAGCGGATTTTTAACCGGGTGCTGGAGCGTTGTGCACCGGTGGAGGTAAGCAAAATAGACCGGCGCAGGCGCAATATCATCCGGGAATATGGCAACGTCAAAGAGTTGCTGGGGCTGTAAGGGAGGGCGTATGGCAGAAATCAAGTACGTAATCCGGCTAGCTCCCATCACGAAGAAGAACAGCCAGCAGATCATGACCAACAAGGCAACAGGGCGGCCCTTTATCATGCCGTCAGCCAAGTACCGGCAGTACGCAAAGGACGCAGCCCGGTACCTGATGCCCAAGCCGCCCCGCCCCATAGACTGCAGCCTCAACATCCGTTGCTTGTTCTACCTGCCAACCCGGCGGCGCACAGACCTAACCAACCTGCTGGAGGCAGTTGACGACATACTGACGGATGTTGGCATCATCGCCGATGACCACTACGGCATCGTGACGGGGCACGACGGGAGCCGATGCTTTTGGGACAAGGACAACCCCCGGACGGAGATTTACATCACAAAAATGCCAGCTGACGAGCAGCTGGCGATGGAGGGAGTAACATGACCAGAGAAGAATACGAAGCCAAAATGGCGGCCCTGGAGCCACTTACAAAAGCGCAGCGCCAGAGCATTACTTGTGCGCTCCTCGGCCACAGCCGCATCACCGAGGGCTGCTTCGGCTACGTATACTGTGCCCGGTGCGGAGCGCAGATTGGAGATACACTCGGCGGCGGCTTTTACGATCCGCTGGAAGTACGGGTAGGCCACAATTGCCCAACCTGTCGCGAGAATTACGCAAAACTTGGCTGGGAGGATCTGGTACTGACACCTGATCCGTTCCCGGCGGAGAACGAAGAGGCGCAATCATGAGCCGCACAATTGGCAGCAGCTACGCGCTGCTTGATGCAGATCTGATGCGGGATCCGCCTGTTACCGGCCCGCCGGTCAAGGTGGGCGACCTGGTTACGCGGCGTCCTGCAACGTTTACGGACTCTGCGGATGGCAGCAAGGCCACCCGGAAGATGTCCGGCACGGTGGTTTATGTACATCCCCAGGGCCGGTATCATGTGGTTGAGTTTGGCCAGGGGGACAGAGCGGTCCGGGAGAGTTTTCCAGGCACTAGATAGGAGGTACATGCATGAAATTTTGGGAAAATGGCCAGCGCCCCAGTGGGCGCTGGGAAACGGTGGCGGGTACATCGGGCAGACTTATTGGCCGGTATCAGTGCTCCTGCTGTGGGGAGTGCCGGGAACTGGCTACGGCAACGCTGGCAAGGTATAAGTACTGCCCCAACTGTGGGGCGGCGATGGACGGAACGGTGGAAAAAGCGCTTTTACACTCATGCAAAGAGCGCCACCCCGAATGCTTGTGCACTCAGTGCAAGCACGACGTTCCCGGCTCCGAATGCTGCGCCTGGCTGGGTAAAGGCCATTCGGTTGTTGGCATTTGCCCGGTAAGCGAGTGCAGTAATTTTGCACCAGAGGAGGCGCGAGTGTGAGATACTACGACAGATGGCTTAATCACAATTACAACTGGAGGAAAGACGTACGCCATAGGCAGACATGCCCGAGGTGTGGGCTGGGCCTAGTTAATACCTATCGCCGTGCCGACAAGTGGATGTGCAAACGGTGCTGGGATGAGGTGGTAGGACAATGAGACCGATACAGACAGACACCACCAATATCGTCCTGGTATGCGAGGGCTGCAGAGGCCTACCAGCCACCGTTATGCAATACGGAGATGGTCGGCAGGAGTTTGAGACTTGCTGGGAGCTGACGCCGGAGGATCTGGCCACCGTACAGCGTACCGGAAAGATCTATCTGAACGTTATAGGTCAGGCGCATCCACCGGTGGCATTGACGGTAGAAAGTGTGTTGGAATGAGAAAAAGAGCGAAAATTCTATGGCTGGATGTCAAAATCCTGTGGTATTCCGTTGGATATGTATTCTGGTCGTGGGTAGAAAGAATCACAAGGAGGTTAATTTGAGGTGAAAAGTATAAGGCGCGGCGATATCTATTTCTGCCGCTGGAACCCCGCTGCAACCGGCAGCGAGGAGCGAAAAGACCGGCCTGTGGTAATCGTCCAAAACGATACAGGCAACGCCCACGCTCCGACCGCCATTGTGGCGCCCATGACGCACGGACGTAAGCGCCGGTATCCCACGCAATTTGACGTGGCCATGCCGACAGGCAAGATATCCTGTGTGCTCTGTGAGCAGACCACCACGGTGGGCAAGTCGCGGCTGCTCCGCAGGATGGGCCAACTCAGTGAGTTGGAGATGCAGCAGCTGGATCAATGCCTAAAAGTATCCCTGGGGCTGCAGTAGCAGCCCCTCCCCCAAACCAAGCAAAGGAGGATGACAATGGACAAGACCACCAAACAACGCCTGGCGTCCTACCGGGCCCTCCGCCTGGAAACGGAAAATCAGCTGGACCGGCTGGCCAGATTGCGCAACGAGGAGCAGCTTCCGGCGATGCGGGAACCCTCCGGCGCAAAGTCCACCGGTGGGAATGGAGACCGTATGGAGCGCGCCATCCTCCGGCGCATGGAGTACGAAGAACGAGTAATGCCGCAAATTGAGGCGGCGAAACGGGAAATGGCGGCCATTGAGGCCGCCATAGACCATGTGGAGGATCCGCTGGAGAGGGAATGCTTGAGGCTGAGATATATAGATGGGGATGGGTACAGGCTGATGCCATGGGGAGACGTGGCCATTATGATCTATGGGGATGACGACGAAAAAAGCCTGCATGCAGTCTTCCGCCTCCATGGGAAGGCGTTGCAGCATATATCATTTGCCGGTTGCCCTAGAAAATGTGGCAGTGATTGGCAGTAAATGGCCGTAAATGGCATTGATTGTCAGTATCCTTGTGTGGTATCATGCAATCATCGGAGCAATGGCGATGGCCACCGCTCCCAAGCCCTGCCGGGTTGCCGGTGGGGTATTTCTTTTGGGCCGAAGCAAAGGCCCCACCAGTCCGCCCGGTGGGGCTTTTCGTGTGCAATTTTTCGGATTTCTGAAATTTTTTCGAGGGAGATCGCGGCAATATGGATAAATCGCTTACTCATTTATCACTGTTTACTGGAATCGGCGGCCTGGACTTGGCTGCTGAATGGGCCGGATTTCGGACGGTTGGCCAGTGCGAATGGGCCGATTTCCCGCGCGCAGTGCTCGCCAAACATTGGCCCACCACCCCTCGGTGGGGCGATATCCGGCAATTAACGAAGGAGGACTTTTATGCGAAAACAGGACTTCGGACGGTCACCATTATCACGGGGGGTTTCCATGCCAACCATTTTCCACAGCCGGAAAGCGGAGAGGCAGAGATGATGACCGTTATCTCTGGCCTGAGATGCTTAGAGTCTTGCGCGAGCTCCGGCCCACTTGGTTGCTTGGAGAGAATGTTGCTGGGATCGCAAGTATGGCACTCGATGATATTCTATCCGATCTGGAAGGTTCGGGCTACTCCGCGAGGGCATTCCTTTTTCCGGCTCATTCTGTCGGGGCACCCAACCGCCGGGATCGATTCGCCATTGTGGCCCACGCCGATGGCGATGGATGGGGGGATGCGTGCGTGCGAGAATCGCGTGCAGATACTGATTTCCGGCGGGAAGTACGCGAAGACCCGAGCGGGGAAATCTGTATGCATCCAAGGACTAAACAATTTTGCCGTAGCGAGGTCGAGGCTCATTGGGGCAAACTCATCGGGCAGAGTGTGCCATCCGAACTTTGCCGAGTGGCTGATGGGCTACCCGGAGAATTGGACTGCCTTAGATCCTTAGGCAACGCCGTGGTCCCTCAGCAGTTTTATCCGCTCTTTGATGCGATTGCAACCATCGAAAGCGGCGGGTGCAAAAAAGCGAGGCCAGGGAGTAATCCCTAGCCTCTTATTTATGCTCAGTTGTCGGCAACCCCCAACTGCTCCATCAGGGCGCTTTGCAAGATTTGGGAAAAGTTGACGTGCCGGTCCCTGGCCAGTGTGTCTAGCCAAGACGGGATGGTAAGCGTCTTTTTAACGGCCCGCGTGTCATGCTTACGGGCATAATCCACCGGGTCAAACCGGACCAGCGCTACAAAGTCGCCAGCATCTGGATGGACGTTCTCCGGCTTAGACGGTGCGGGGTAGGGCTGATTATTTTCCGACAGATCCTCCAGGCACAAACCTACAGCATCAAACGCCATATCATAAGCTTCCTCCAGGGTATCGCCCTGGGAGAAACAGCCGTCAATGTCGGGGACAAAGACGGAGTAGCCAACATCTTCCGGATGGAAGATCGCGGGATAAAAAATTTGCGACATAGTATTCTCCTTTCTCGGGCGGCGGGGCCTATTTCAGCCCCGCCTGCTTGAGTATTGCCTTCTCGATCCCCGGCTTCAGGCTGCCGGAGTGATAGGGGACTGTGGTGGTCTTGCCGGTCTTTGGATTTTTGTAAAATCTGTGGGAACCGTTTGACCGCGCGTACTGGAAACCATTGGATTCAAGGAGCTTTATCATTTCCTTGGCTGTCATTGGCATTTTGGTGTTCCCCCCTTTCACTGTGACTATTATAACACGTATAATACGTGTTGTCAAGGGCATTTTAAAAAAGATTTAGAAAGGCGGTGGCGCAGATGGCCAGGCCACGGAAAGAAATAGACCAAAAGCAATTCGAAAACTTGTGTGGCCTGCAGTGCACCAAGGAAGAGATTTGCGGCTGGTTTGACGTGAGCGATAAAACGCTTGACGCCTGGTGCAAACGGACTTATAGGCTGAGTTTCTCCGAGGTTTTTTCCCAAAAGCGTGGGAAGGGAAAAATATCGTTGCGCCGGGCGCAGTTCCAGCTGGCCGAAAGCAGTGCCAGCATGGCGATCTGGCTTGGGAAGCAGTACCTGGGGCAGAGAGAGCCAGAAAACAAAGCGGGGAACAATCCAACCGGCGCGGAGAACAACCTGCTGTCGGCTATCATGGAGGCTGAGGAGGTAGGCACGGATGATTTACCAGAAGTTGAGTAAACGCCAGCGATTGGCCATGCTTTGGTGGCAGCAGCCGCGCTTCTGTGATCGGGATGCCTTAGTGTGTGATGGCTCTATCCGCTCCGGCAAGACCGTGTGCATGACCGTCGGGTTCGTCCTCTGGAGCATGGCCACGTTCAATGGCCAGAAGTTCGCCCTATGCGGAAAGACCATTGAAAGCCTGCGCCGCAATGTGATCCTAAATCTGCGAGACTGGATTCCGCCGGATCTGAAAATTGTGGAGAAACGAGCAGGGAATGAACTGATCATATCCGATGGCACCGGGCGGGAGAACGCCTACTTCCTTTTTGGGGGGCGGGATGAATCCAGCTATATGCTGATCCAGGGAATCACCTTGGCGGGCGTCCTACTAGACGAAGTGGCGCTGCAACCGCAGTCCTTCGTAGAGCAAGCTCTTGCCCGGTGTTCCGTTGAGGGAAGTAAGTTCTGGTTCAACTGCAATCCGGCTGGCCCTGAACACTGGTTTTATAAAAACTGGGTGGAGGGCGATAAACCCAAGGAGAAAAATGCTCTCCACCTCCATTTTACGATGGACGATAACCTGGCTTTGCCCCGGAAGATCCGAGAGAGGTATGAGAACATGTATTCCGGGGTGTTCTACGATCGCTACATTCGGGGCCTGTGGGTAGTGGCTGAGGGCCTAGTCTATACTATGTTCAACAAGGATTTCCACGTTGTCCCGGCAGAGCCCCGGCCCTATGATAAATATTACATTTCTTGCGACTATGGCACCATCAACCCCACCAGCATGGGCCTTTGGGGCTGCGCTGCAGGGAAATGGTATCGCATCTGGGAGTATTACTTTGATAGTCGCAAAGAGGGCCGCCAGCGGACTGACGAGGAGCACTACACAGAGCTGGAAAAGCTGGCAGGAGATTGCCATATCTCCTCCGTCATCGTGGACCCATCGGCAGCCTCGTTCATCGAGGTGATCCGCCGCCACGGGCGATTTCGCGTGGAAAAAGCCTCTAATGCCGTCCTAGATGGTATTCGGGATGTGGCCACCCGGCTCCAATGCGGCGATATATTTTTTAATTCCTGCTGTACAGACTGCATCCGGGAATTTGGGTTGTACCGATGGGACGAAAAGGCTACGGCGGACCGGCCCATCAAAGAAAACGACCATGCCATGGACGATGTGCGCTATTTTGTCCACAAGGTCTACGCACCGGCGTTGTTCAGTTTTTAAGTGAGGTGTACAATGGAGATTTCCATTTTGGGCGTGTCTTATGTCTTGCATTATGCGGCAAGGGAGCAGGATGGGATGCTCCAGGAGGGCAGGTGTGACGGCTACACCGACACCTCCACAAAGACCATCGTGGTCCGGGACTACACGGACGATGAGCGCCGGGAGCCGGAGGCCCTGCGGGATCTGGACGCCTATAAACGCAAGTGCATGAGGCACGAAATTGTTCACGCCTTCCTCTACGAAAGCGGCTTGAGCGTGAACGGGAACAACGTAGAGGCCTGGCCTGCCAACGAAGAAATGGTAGACTGGATGGCCATACAAGGCCCCAAATTATACGCCGCCTGGCAGCGGGCGGGATGTCTGTGAGGTGAGCCGCTATGGTAACTTTGAATTTGCGGGAGGACTGCGTGGCTAGAACGGCCACCAATTTCCGCCGAGGTATGACCGACAAACGCTTCTTGGAGCTGGAGATCACCGCTTGGCTCCACTCTCCGGAGCGCCAGCGGCAGTTGGAGGCTGAGGCTTACTATGATGGGAGGCAGGTCATTGATCGCCGCCGACGCCTTGCCTTGGACGATGATGGGAAACTGGCAGAGCTGCCACACCTGCCCAATAATCGCCTGTGCAATAATCTATACGCCAAAATGGTAGACCAGAAGACCAACTACTCCTTTGGCCGCCCATTTTCGTTTGACACGGAAAATTCGTCCTATGCAGATGCCTTGAACGCCGCCCTGGGCGCGCGTTTTCGGCGCACCCTCCGCGCGGTGGGAGAAGGCGCCTGGATTGGCGGTAAGGCCTGGCTGTACCCATACTACGAGGGCGGAGAGCTGGCCTTTAAGCGCTTCCCGGCGCACGAGGTGCTGCCGTTCTGGGCGGATGCCGATCACACTATCCTGGACGCTGCGGTGCATGTCTACGTGGTGCTGGTGTATGACGAGTACGAGCAGGCCAAGGACGTGGTCAAGGTGGAGGTTATGCACGGCGGTGGCGTGGATTGCTTTGTCCGCCGGGATGACGGCACCCTGGAGCCGGATCCGGATGCCCACTCCGGGGCCTACATCATCGAAACGAATCCCGTCACAGGGCAGGCGGCCGGCTATAATTGGGAGCGGATCCCTTTGGTGTGCTTCAAGAGTTCCCACCATGAGCTGCCACTGTTGTCAAGGGTAAAGTGCCTCCAAGATGCCTATAACGTTGTCCTTTCCAACTTTGCCAATCAAATGGAAGAGGATGTGCACAGCACTCTTCTGATTGTCAAAAACTACGATGGGGAGAATTTGGGGCGCCTCCGGGCCAATTTGGCCACTTATGGAGCCATCAAGGTCCGGTCCTACGAGGGGGCTGAAGGTGGCGTGGACACCCTGCAAATCGAGGTCAACGCCGAGAACTACAAGGTGCTGCTACAACTGCTGAAGGACGCCATTGTGGAGAATGCCCGCGGCTATGACGCCAAGGACGAGCGTATGAGTGGCAACCCAAACCAGATGAACATCCAGTCCATGTACTCCGATATCGACTTGGATGCGAATGGTATCGAACTGGAATTTCAGGCCGCCATGGAAGAACTACTGTGGTTTGTCAATCAGCACCTTGTCAACAGTGGCAAGGGCAGTTTTGTCGGCGTACCGGTCAAGACCATCTTTGACCGGGATGTGTTGATCAATGAAACAGAGGCTATCAACAATTGCCGGAGCTCCGTGGGAATTTTGTCGGACGAAACCGTTGTGAAGATGCACCCCTGGGTCAGCGACCCGGAGCAGGAACTCCGGCGCATCAAGGGCGAAAGGGAGGCGGCTATGGCGGATCCTTACCGGGTTGCCTTTGAGGCCAACCGTGCTACTGGCGGCGGGCGGGAACCGCCTGTAAAGGGCGGTGAAGACGATGGCCAAACAGAGTAATGCCGACTATTGGGCGAAGCGCATGAAGGCCATGGAAGACGCTCTACTGGATCAGTCCTATTCCTATGTGGAAAATTTGGAAAACCAGTTTCGGGCCGCCCAAGCTGAAATTGAGCGCCAGATGTCCGTGTGGTATCAGCGGTTCGCGGCCAACAATGGGATCACGTTTGCCGATGCAAAGCGGCTTCTCAGCTCCGACGAGCTGGAGGAGTTCCGGTGGAGCGTGGAGGAGTATATCAAATACGGCAAGCAAAACGCTCTTGATGGAGCCTGGATGAAGCAGTTGGAAAATGCCAGCGCCAAGGTGCATGTGTCCCGTCTAGAGGCTTTAAAACTGCAACTGCAACAGCAGGCGGAATCACTGTATGCCAACCAGCTTGATGCTGTGGATGCGGCGGCCAAGCGGGCGTATCAAGGCGGCTACTATCACACCGCTTTTGAGATCCAGCGCGGCCTTGGCGTAGGATGGACCATGCAGTCTATCAACGAGAGCGCCATCCAAAAGGTACTCTCCCGGCCCTGGACGGCGGATGGCCAGACATTCCGGGACCGTTGCTGGGAGGACAAAAGGAGCCTGGTCAGCACAGTCAACACCCAGCTTACACAAATGATCATCCGGGGGGAGGCGCCAGATCGGGCCATTGCCGCTATCAGCAAGCAATTCAAGGTAGCCAAAGGCAAAGCCGGGCGGCTGGTGATGACGGAGAGCGCCTATTTTGCAAGCGCCGCCCAAAAGGACTGCTTTAAGGAGCTGGGGGTGGAACGCTATGAGATTGTGGCCTCTTTTGACACGGATACCTGTGAGCTCTGCGGAGCGCTCAACGGCAAGGTCTTCAAAATGTCGGAGTACCAGGTCGGTCTCACGGCCCCGCCGTTCCATCCTTGGTGCCGGTGCTGCACTTGCCCTTACTACGATGACATGCGGGGTTTGGGAGAGCGCTGGACCCGCAACCCGGATGGCACCACCGCCAAGGTCCCCGCCGATATGAGTTTTGATGAGTGGCGCCAAAAGTTCGCGCAAGGGCCGGAAACAGGTTTGACACCGCCGCAGGATGGTGGTACAATACCAGCACCAGCACCGGCCCCCACCCGAGAGCAGCAGCATTTCTCTACCGCCATTCAGGGAATGCCGGGTATGACTCAGGATTACGGCGATGCCTTGAAAGCCCGTTTTGCTACCGGTACCCCGGTGGCGCAGAGCGCCTTTGCCAAGCACGTCCCACCCGGCTCCGTGTCAGATGGGGCACACAACGGGACGGCGTTCTTTAGTTCCTTGACGCAAAAGGTGAAGATGAACTTTGCTGACGATCTGACCAACGTCCGGGGCGCTGGGGCCACGTTCTTCCATGAGCACGGCCATTTTATTGACTTCATGTCCCGTTCCGGGTCTGGCTGGACCTCGCTCAGTACACCAGCCTTTGGGAGCGCCCTGCGGGCTGATTTTGACGCCTATATCAAAGGCGTCATGAAGCAGCAGAAGATCACAAAAACGGCGGCCTATTCTATAATAGCCCAGGAAGTCACGCCAGATTTATACAGTGCCATTTCTGACCTGGTGGGCGGACTATCCCGTAATAAGGCCCGTGGCAACTGGGGCCACGCCACAAAATACTGGAGCGGCTACGGGGCGCTGGAACTGGAAGCGTTTGCCCATATGTATGAAGCGCAGTTCAACCCGGACCGATACGCTTTGATGCAGAAATATTTCCCCGGTGCCCTGGCTGAATTTGAAAACCTTCTGAAAGAGGTGATTTGATGTTATATCAGGATTTCAGAGCCGACGAGAAGCTGACAGCGGCAGCCGCCGTCTATACCGCCAAGCACGGCGGTAGCTTCTTTGGCGACGAGCCGGGCGGCGGATTGGTGTATGAGCAGGAGGACGGCGAAGTTGCCTATATCCCCCCGGAGGGCACAGACGCCGCCCAGATACTCCAGGACCTCCAGAGCGGCAAGCCACTCCCGGAGTTGTGGCCGGAGCTGGTGTATGACCCGGACTTGCTTTATTGATGATCAGAGCATCGTGCTGAAAATGCACGGTGCTTTTTTCATACCCATCACCGCCTGGCCTGGCGGACTATAAAAATGGCCCTGCAATACCGGGACTGGCCGGACAAAAAAGGACAGCAGAACAGACTAAGGAGGTAAAAAATTATGCTGGAATGGCTCAAAACTATCCTGGGGGATGCGTACACCCCCGAAATTGACACCGCCGTGTCTCGGGAGATCGGAAAAGGCTTTGTCTCCCGCGCAGACTTCAACACCAAGGCCGCCAAGGTCACTGAGCTGGAGGCCCAGGTGGGGCAGCTCACGGAGAGTGCCAAGACCTACACCGCCCAGCTTGCGGAGTTGAAGAAGTCCGCCGGTGATACGGAGGCGCTGACCAAGAAGATCACGGAGATGGAGGAACAGGCTAAGACCGATAAGGCCAACTACGAGAAAGAGCTGGCCAGGGTCAAGCTGCTGTCCGCTGTGGATACAGAGCTCGCTGCCGCCGGAGCCAAGAACACCACCGCTGTCAAGGCTGTGCTGGCAGACTTCCTCAAGGATGCCAAAATTGTGGACGGCAAGGTCACCGCCAAGGAGGGCGCCGACACCGTTACCCTGTCCGCCAAGGTGGAGGCGCTGAAAAAAGACACCGCCACGGACTTCCTCTTTGGTGCGGCCCCCAAATACACCGGCTGGAAACCCGGCGAGGGCGGAGACAACAGGTCTGCTGGCGGCGGCAAAAAGCCCTCTGAAATGTCCTATGCAGAGCTGTCTGAGTATCTGGCTCAGAACCCGGACGCCAAACTGGATGACTGAGAGGTGAAAATTATATGAAAAGTATCGTTAAACCCGCCAAGGCGCTCTCTTTTGAGGACGCTTTACGAAACCTGGCCGGCCGTTTGACCGGCACGCCGGTGGCGGAGCTGCCCAGGACCCAGGAGGCCATTGTGCAGTACATGGCCGAACACATCAACCTCCCTGCTGCTCCTGTCGAGAGTGGCGTGGACGTGGCTGAACTGGCGGAGGCCGTCACCCAGGAGGTTATGGCCAGGCTGGCGGAAACTGCGGGAGCCAATTTGGCGGCCCCGGAGCCGCCCGTAGAGCTCCCTCCTGGCGATGAGAGCGCAGGGGGGACGTCTACCCCTCCCGCTGCTGAAACGCCTCAGAATGGCGATCAGGCGGCCACAGAGGAGGCTCCCAAAACCAAGACCGCACGCAAACCCAAGGCGAAAACCGAGAAATAACAGAAAGGACGATTGAATTATGCCTAACGCAAAGTTTGACGCCAAGAGCTTTAACCCCCAGGCCTTTAAGTACAAGGCTGACCGCATCCCCCGCACCAGACTGAATGAGATGCGCAAGAGCCGGGTCCTGGTGGGCAACCCGGACATTCGGGCTGTGTTCACCACCCAGGACGGCACCGCATACGCCCGCCTGGCCATGCGTGGCCTGCTGGACGGTGACGCCGTGAACTATGACGGCCAGACCGACATCACCGCCACCTCCAGCAAGACCTTTGAGCAGGGCGTGGTGGCCGTAGGCCGTGCCAAGGCGTGGATGGAAAAGGATTTCTCCTATGACATCACCGGCGGTGTGGACTTCATGGACAATGTGGCCGAGCAGGTGGCGGAGTATTGGCAGGACATTGACCAGGACACCCTCCTGGCCATCCTCAAGGGCGTGTTCTCCATGACTAGCACCAAGGGCGCTGCGTTTGTGGCCAAGCACACCTACACGGTGGACGGCCCCGTGGAGAGCACCACGCTGAACAGCGCCACCGCCCAGGCCTGCGGAGACCGCAAAAAGAAGTTCAGCATGATCTTCATGCACTCTGTCGTGGCCACAAATCTGGAAAATCTCAATTTGCTCACTGCACTCAAGTATACCGACAAGGACGGCGTGACCAGAGACCTGACCCTCTACACCTGGAATGGCAAGCTGGTCATCGTGGATGATAATATGCCGGTGGAGGACGGTTACTTTGACGCCGCTTCCACTGACGTCGGAGCTCTCAAGGTTGTGGCCGACAGCGCAACCCCTGCCGCTGGAGAAATTAAGCTGAGTGTAGCCAAACCCTACTATGGCAGCAAGTCCCTGGCTGCCGGTGATTACGTGACGGCCGAAGTACGCTATACCAGCTATGTTCTGGGTGAAGGGTCCATCAGCTTTGAGGACATCGGTGCAAAGGTGCCTTATGAGATGAGCCGAGACCCGAAGACCAACGGCGGACAGGATACTCTTTACACCCGTCAGCGCAAGGTGTTCGCCCCCTTCGGCATTTCCTATGAGAAGAAATCCCAGGCCACGCTCTCTCCCACAGACGCAGAGTTGGCCAACGGCGCCAACTGGGATCTGGTGCACTCTGGAGAGACGGACGAGGCGGATCGCTCCTATATCGCAGATAAGGCCATTCCCATCGCCCGTATCCTGTCCAAGGGGTAAGGCTGTATGGACGTGTATGAGGCCGTATTATCCCGACTGGCCATGTTGGGATATGTGGCCGCCTACGAGGACCAGCCTGGGATCAACTACCTGATTTGCAAGTGCAAGGCTGAGCTCCTGACAGAGATCAACTGTGCAGATTTACCGCCTGGCCTTTTCTGCACGCTGGTGGATATGGTGGCTGGAACGTTCTTGCATGATAAGCTGGCAGCCGGAGCTTTAGAGATTGAGGGACTGGACTTTTCTCCTGCTGCCAAGAGCATCACGGAGGGGGACGTGTCCGTTAGCTTTGCTGGCGCCAGCGACGGCACCAGCACTGACGAGGCCCGCTTTGTTGCCACTCTGGACGCGATGATGCACCCCCAGGAGAGTATCCTGGGGGCTTACCGGAGGCTGAGATGGTGACCGCCGCCTACAAAAAGGCTATCCAGAGCCTTTGGACTGGACGGGCCACCATCACCGTGCTGGATGGGGCGATCAACCCCGCCAATGGCCGCACGGAGCAAACAGAGCGCATTACAGTGCGCAACCGGCCCTGCCGCGTCTCTTACCGTGCTGTAAAAAGCACGGAGCCAAGCCAGGAAGCTGCCTCTGTGGCACAGTCCATTACGCTCTACATTGACCCCGACCTGGATATTCCGGAGGGGTCAAAGATTACCGTGACCCAAAACGGTGTAACAAGCGACTATGGGCGCAGTGGGAAGCCGGCCGTCTATTCGTGTCACCAGGAAGTCCCTCTGGAGCTCTGGACGGGCCAGATGGGGGAGGTGTGGGCTTAATGGCGAAATGGGGGAAATGCGATTACTTACAGCTCAAGGCGTTTGCACAGGCTTTTGACAAGCTGAGTGGCGCCGAAATGGACGCTTTATGCGTGGCCTGCAGCAAGGCTCTCGCGGGACGGCTGCTTGCACTCGTTATCCCGGCCACGCCTGTTGGCAAGTACCCAAAATCCAGTGGCAAGAAGGGTGGTACTCTTCGACGTGGCTGGGGTGCGAAAAGCAGTAGTACGGCTGAGGGCTATGCTGAATCCTTGACAGTCACAAAGTCTGGCAATGCCTATACTGTGGAAATCATCAATCCAGTTGAGTATGCGTCTTACGTAGAGTTCGGCCATCGGACCGTTAACGGTGGCTGGGTAGAAGGCCAACATATGCTGACTTTTTCAGAGGAAAGATTGAAGAAGGTTGCTCCCTCTGTGCTAGAGCGGATGGTGCTGGAGAAGCTGAAGGAGGTTTGCAATGGCGGAAATTAGCACAAATATCATCCTGGACGGTATCACGCTGGCCTTGCGAAAGGCGTATCCCGAGAGCGCTATATACTGCAAAGCGGTAAAGCAGGGGCTTCGTCCCCCTGCTTTTATTGCGCTTCTGGCCACAGCGGGGCAGGAGGCTCAGCCCTCTAAACGCTGGAAGCGGTCGGTTCGGTTTGACGTTCTCTACTTTCCCGAGGCCGGCCGGGAGGAATGCTATGCAACCGCCGATGAACTCTGCCAGATTCTTGATGTGATCACGCTCCCAACTGGCGATCTGCTGCGCGGCTCAGATGTGAGCTGCGAAGTGGTTGACGGGATGCTGCATTTCTTTATTTCCTACAACCATTTTGCCTATGCCCTCCAGGAGGAAAACGCGATGGAAACCCTACAAATTGAACAGGAGGGATAACCCAATGAAAAAGAACAAGATCCAGGAGACCGAGGTTGCCTTCTATACGAAAGAGCAGCTTGTGGCCTCAAAACGGTATGTCGACCGGCGCGACCTGGTGAGTGCCCTGTTGGAACCCGGCAAGGCGTATACCCTGAACGAGGTGGATATGCTCATTGACAAATTTATGAAAGGCAAGGTGAAGTAATATGGCTCTTGGTGGAGGTGCCTGGCTGGCCCAGAACAAGGTCCTGCCCGGCAGCTATATCAATTTCTCCAGCGCTGCAAAGGCATCCGCTACTCTGTCCGACCGGGGTGTGGCAGCGGCCCCCTTTGTCCTGAGTTGGGGCCCGGAGAACAAAATATTCGCTGTCACCTCTGGGGAGTTCCAAAAAAACAGCAAGATTCTTTTCGGCTATTCCTACGACCACCCCAAAATGCTGGCATTGCGGGAAATCTTCCGGCACGCCACAACGGTTTACTGCTACAGGCTGGGCAGTGGGGCGTCCAAAGCTACCAATGCCTATGCCTCTGCCAAATATCCCGGCGTGCGAGGCAATGACATTTCTATTGTCATTTCTGCCAACGTGGATGATGCGGGCGCGTGGGATGTGAGCACTTACCTGGACGGCGCTAAGGAGGAGACCCAGACGGTGGCCACCGCTGCAGAACTGCGCGGCAATGACTATGTGGACTTTAAGGCAGGCGTCACCCTGGTAGCGACAGCGGGGACGCCCCTGACCGGCGGAGCTGATGCGGAAAGTATCACCGGGGACAGCCACCAGGCTTTCCTTGACGAAATTGAATCCTACGCTTTCAACACCCTCTGCTGCCCGGCGGCGGATACCACCATCGTGAAGCTTTACGCCGCCTATACGGAGCGGATGCGAGATGAAGTGGGCGCCAAATTCCAACTTGTAGCCTGGAAACCCTCCACGGTGGACTATGAGGGGGTCATTGGAGTCTGGAACGAGGCTACCCACCCCACCATTGCAGATGTTGATGCTCACGCCGTCGTCTACTGGGCCACCGGGGCTCACGCCAGTGTTGCAGTCAACAAGTCCCTGACCAACGCCAAATATGACGGAGAGCTCCTCCTGGACACTGACCTAACCCAGGCGGAGCTCACGGCGGCCATCAAGGCGGGTAAGTTCGTTTTCCACAACGTCAACGGCTCCGTTCGGGTTCTGGAGGACATCAACACCCTGCTCACCCCATCCGAAACCAAAGGAGAGGCCTTCCAGAGCAATCAGACCATCCGGATCTGCGACCAAGTGGCCAACGACATCGCTGCCCTCTTCGATGCCCGCTATCTCGGCATTGTGCCGAACGATGCGTCTGGGCGTGTGGCACTGTGGAATGACATCTGTAAAGTTTACCAGGCGTTGGAGTCTATCCGCGCTATCGAGAACTTTGACCCGGATACCGTTACCATCGAGCAGGGTGACTCCAAAAAATCTGTTATCTGCACCGTCAAGGGCCTCAGCGTTATCAATGCCATGGAGCAGCTCTATATGAGTGTCGTCATCGTGTAAGAAGGGGGGAGAACTATGACTCAGGCAATCATGAATGCGCTGGATGCTGTAGCCGGTTCCCAGGCATCTGCGTATATCACCATGGCCGACGGCAACCGTTATTGCTTTATGCAGCTCTACTCCTTTGAGTCCAACATGGAGATCAGCATTGCGGAGGTCCCGATTCTCGGCAAGACTGGCAAAGGAAACAAGCCTGCGGGATGGACTGGCACCTGGTCCGGTACGGCACACTACAACCAGTCTGTCATCCGCAAAATGCTCTTAGAGTATAAACGGACGGGCGTTATGCGCCCCTTCGATATCCAAATTACCAACGAGGATCCGACTGCTTCTGTCGGCCGCCAAACCATCATCTTGAAAAACTGCCTCACCAAGGGTGGCATCCTTGCAAAGTTCGATGCCGATTCTGAGACGCTGGACGAGGATCTTGAAGGCACCTTCGACGACTGGGAAATGCCCGAAACCTTCAGTCTGCTCAACGGCATGCAGTAAACCATCAACATAACAGGAGGAAAAATTATGGTTAAAACTCTCGCTGCGTTTCTTGCTCAGAACGCTAAGAAAATTGACAATGTGAGCTTTATTGCATCTGGCCGCTTTACGGATCCTGAAACTGGTGAACCCATGCCCTGGGAGATTTGCTGCATTACTGCAGCGGAAAACGCAGGACTCAGAAGGGCCTGTATGCGCACCGTGCCTGTGCCAGGCAAGAAGGGCCAGTTTACACAAGACTTCGACGCCAACACCTACCTGGCCAAGGTGGCGGTCTGTTGCACGGTGTTCCCGAATCTCAACGATGCAGAGCTCCAGGCAAGCTATGGCGTTATGGGCGCCGAGCAGCTCATCACCACCATGCTGACGCCGGCCGAGTTTGAGGACTATTCTACGAAGGTCCTCCAGGTCAATGGCTTCCAGACCGGCGAAGAAATGGTGGCGGAAGCAAAAAACTAATACTTGGAGGCGACCCTGAGGCGAACTACGCCTATTACTGTCTCCACAAGTTTCACTGGCCTCCTTCTGCGTTTCTTGATCTGAAGCCCTACGATCAGGCTTTTGTGATTGCTTCGATTGACGCCAAGATTGAGAACGACAAGAAGGAGGCCGCAAAAATCAAGCGCAAGAAGAAGTGACAGCGGGACGAAATGGGGTCTTGCACCGCTGTTTTTCTTTTAGAAGGGAGGGAGACCCTTGGCTCTAATCAAGTCTCAGCTTGTACTGTCTGACGCTATGACCGGCCCGCTCAGAAGCATTAACAAGGCGATGAATCTTGTGCTCAATAGCCTCGAGTCCATGCAGGACGCTGTTGGCCGGCCTATTGATACTGCGTCGTTTGACAATGCACGGCAGGAACTTGCCAGGATGAGTCAGCAACTCGATGAGTTTGACAATCAGGCGCACAAAACAGACAACACTCTCAATACCCTCCTACGAACCCTGGGGCTTGTAACCATAGCGCGCAAGGCCTTCGATGTGCTGAAAGCCGGTGTGGACTATGCCTCTGACCTGGCAGAAGTTCAGAATGTGGTCGATGTCACATTTGGCAATGCAGCTTCGACGGTCAATTCCTGGTCAAAGACCACGCTTAATGCCTATGGTATGAACGAAGTAAGCGCAAAGCGGTATGTCGGCACAATGGGCGCTATGTTGAAATCTTCTGGCCTGGCTGGTGACGCCATTGTGGGTATGTCGCAGGATATGGTTGGCCTGGCCGGTGATATGGCTTCGTTCTACAACCTTGACCTCGAGACCGCCTTTCAGAAAATCCGCTCAGGTATCTCCGGCGAGACCGAGCCCCTTAAGCAGCTTGGCATTAACATGTCGGTCGCGAATTTGGAGGCATTTGCTCTCTCGCAAGGAATTGATAAGTCGTACCAGTCCATGACCCAAGCAGAACAGGTCATGCTCCGGTATAACTATCTCATGGCGACTACTGGGGACGCACAAGGAGACTTTGCACGTACTTCCGATAGTTGGGCCAACCAAACCCGGCTTCTTTCTGAGAGCTGGACGCAGTTTACCGGCATTCTTGCCGAGCAGCTCCTACCGGCTCTGACAACCGTCGTCTCTTGGATGAATAAGATCGTCAGCTTCCTCACTGAAAACGCAGACACCGTTATGGAGGTGCTCTTTGCAGTAGGAGCTGCAATCGGCGTTATTGCAGCGGCGCTCCTTGTCTGGAAAATTGTAACGCTTGCCCAAGCGGCTGCGCAGTGGGTGCTCAACTCTTCGTTGATGGGGAGCCCCATCACATGGATTGTTCTGGCAATTGCCGCAGTAGTGGCTGCGCTGGCCGCATGGATCCACCGGGTAGGTGGCCTTACAAATGCCTGGAATATCTGCAAGGCCGCTCTGCTGGTAGCCTGGGCCGCCATCAAGGTTGCCTGGTATGCGGTAGTTTACGGCTTTATGTGGGGCGTCAATAAGGTTCTCAACTTCGTGGATTCACTTAAGCTATGCTGGCAGAAAGCCGGCGTTGCAATCGCGAATTTCATGGGAGATATGAAGGTCTCTGTGTTAACGATTCTCCAGAATATGATCAACGGCGCCATCGACTTGATCAACAAGTTCATTGGCACCTTGAATAAAATCCCAGGCGTCAACATCAAGGCCATTGAACATGTAACGTTTGCCGCTACCGCAGCGGCAGAAAACGAAGCTGCTAAGCAGGCGCGGGCCGATGGCCTGGCAGCATATGAGGATGACATTGCCGCAGCGAAAGCTGCACGCGATCGAGATCTGCAGGGGCACAAGGACAACCTGGACAATGCAGCCGAAGAACTGGCTACGGCGACGAATGACCTTGCCGAACTGTATGTAGCAAGCCGTGCTGAGGCTACTGCAAAGAGCAACGCAGAAGATACTGCAACGAGTTCTGTGCTTGACGCCATCGGTACTGACACTGAGGGAATCGCAAACAACACGGGTAGTGCTGCCGGTAGTGCGGGCGATATAGCCTCTACCCTTGATACTGCATCCGAAGATCTAAAGTATTTGCGCGACATCGCCGAGCGAGATGCTGTCAATCGATTTACAACCGCCGAAGTCAAGATTGATATGACCGGCATGACCAATAAGATCGACGGTAGCACAGACCTGGACGGGGTAATTCGGGAGCTCACAGAGGGCTTTACCGAGGCCCTGCAAACAGCGGCAGAGGGGGTACACACATGAGTTACACCTGCTATCTGGGCGGGGTAGAAATGCCTACCCCCTCCAAGCTGACTGTTAAAATCAAGAACAAAAATAAGACGCAGATCCTGCTGAACGAAGGTGAAATCAACTTTCTCCGGGCTGCAGGCCTGACCGAAATTACCGTACCGTTTGTATTCCCGATGCTTGCCGGTGATCGGCCGCCCAGCTATTACCTTGGGCACCTGGAGGAGCTGAAGACCTCCAAAAAGCCTACACAATTTATCCTGGTGCGGCGCTCCCCGGATGGAAAATCCCTATTTGACACCAACATCAAGGTAAGCATCGAAGACTACAGCATCACCGAGGACGCCAAGAACGGGCTGGATGTTAGTGTAGATGTCAGCTTGAAGCAGTGGCGGGACTACAGCACCAAGGTTGCGGTAGTCGAAAAAACCTCCGTGTCTGTGAAAACAGAGCGAGACGCCAGCAACGCCCCCAGTGCTAAGACTTACACGGTGGTCGCAGGCGATTGTCTGTGGACGATTGCCAGGCGGTTTTACGGGCAGGGCAGCGATTGGACCAAGATCTACGATGCCAACAAGGACAAAATCAGCAACCCAAATCTCATCTATCCGGGGCAGGTGTTTGTTATACCATGAGCTACGAACTGATGATACAGCACGGCAATAACATTATGCTGCCTGCTGTGGTAGAAGATGTTGCCATTGAGTGGGAACGGCAGGGCCAGCCCGGCAAAATGACCTTCGAGGTGGTCAAGACTGACGGCTTGAGCTTCCAGGAAGGCGATCCGTGCCGCTTTTCCGTGGATGGAACCCCGATTTTCTACGGCTTTGTGTTTGAAAAATCCAGAAAAGGTAGCAATCCCAAAATCATCAAGGTCACGGCCTATGATCAGCTGTACTACCTTAAAAACAAGGACACCTACGTCTACGCCAATAAAACGGCCACGGAGCTCGTTCGGATGATTGCAGAGGACTTCCAGCTGCGCCTGGGTAGCCTTGTGGACACCGGCTATAAGATTGCCAGCCGGGTGGAGGACGATCAAACCCTATTTGACATCATCCAAAATGCCCTGGATGAAACCCTAAAGGCCACCGGCCAGATGTATGTACTCTATGATGACGTGGGGAAATTGGCACTCAAACCCCTGGGAGAGCTTAAGCTCAACATGCTGGTGGATGACGAGACCGCAGGGGACTACGACTATAAAAGCTCTATCGCCTCCCAGACCTATAACAAAGTCAAGCTGTCTTACGAAAATAAGGATACGGGAACCCGAGAGATCTACATTGCCCAGGACAGCTCCCACATCAACCAGTGGGGCGTGCTCCAGTACTATGAAAAGCTGGACAACTCCACCAACGCGAAAGCTATGGCAGACGCCCTCCTGGACCTTTACAACACCAAAACCCGGACGCTCAAGCTCCAGGATGTACTTGGGGATATCCGAGTGCGAGCCGGATCCATGTTGGTGGTGATGCTGGGCTTGGGAGATCTCAATGTGTCCAATTATTTCCTTGTGGAGCAGGTAAAGCACTCATTCGGGGACGGCATACACCTTATGGATCTCAAACTGAGAGGTGGTACCTTTGTCACTTGATATTAACACATTGGTCCGGGCAGTCAAACAAGCGGCATTGGACGCAGTAAGGGCCAGCGGGCCTATGGGCGTATGCTACGGCACGGTAGCCTCTGTCGCCCCGCTGGAAGTCCGGGTGGACCAGAAAAAAATCTTAACCGATACCCAATTGATCCTGACCAGCGCTATCAGAGACGCTACTGTAGATATCACGGTGGATAATGTGAGAAAGCCCTATCAGATCCATTTGGGGCTGAAGGTTGGAGAGAAGGTTGTGCTCCTCCGCTGCGACGGTGGACAGAAATACATCATCCTGGATAGATGGGAGGCGGGACCATAATGGCTACACTTCCAACAACCGGTGGAGACCTGGATCTTGTGGCCTTCGCGGCTACAGAGCAGCCGGGATATACCCACAAACTGGACGTTAACCGCCAAAAAATAACCGGCATGACAGACAAGCAGGAGGCGTTGCAGCAAGCTATCTACCTGGTGTTGAGCGTGGAACGCTATGCCTATCCCATCTACTCCCGCAATTACGGTGTGGAGCTGGCCGACCTGATAGGCCGCCCCAAGGATTATGCCATGAGCGAAATTAAGCGGCGCATCACAGAGGCACTGGAGCAGGATGACCGCATCACTGGTGTGGATAAATGGGAGCTTGAAACAGGCCGGAATAGTGTGCGGGTTGCATTTACAGTCCACAGCATTTACGGTGATGTGGATGTTGAAAAGGAGGTAGAAATCTGAATGTTCGAGAGCAAGACTTATGAGGAATTGCTGAAAAGCGCCCTATCCAGAGTGTCTCCCAGTTTGGACAAGCGGGAGGGCTCCATGATAATGAATGGTGTGGCCCCCTCTATGGCAGAGCTGGCTCAGCTCTACATAGGGCTGGACTTCGTTTTTTCTGCCACCTATTTGGCTACTGCCCCCCGTGAGTACCTGATTAAACGGGCTGCCGACCGCAATATGGCCCCCTATCCGGCCAGCGCCGCTATTTTCCGGGCAGAATTCAACATTGAGGTCCCCGCGGGAACACGCTTTTCCTGCGAGGACCTCAATTTTGTAGTGGCCGGCCGTATGAGCACCGAGGATGACACAGCTATGGGCCTTAGCCACAGGGTGACCTGCGAAACACCCGGAGCCACAGCCAACAGCTACACCGGGCAGCTCATCCCCGTGGAATATGTGGCAGGGCTGACTCGTGCGCAGCTGGTGGAATTGCTGGTCCCTGGTGATGACGAAGAAGGCACAGAAATCTTTCGGAAGCGCGTTCTTGATAGCTATCAGTCCCAAGCGTTCGGCGGCAACCAGGCGGATTATGCAGAGAAAGTGCTGGCCATGCCCGGCGTGGGGGCAATCAAGGTCCAGCCTGCGTGGAACGGAGACTTGGCTCCGGCTGAACTGATCCCCGGCGCCGCTGTTACCGCATGGTATACAAACGTCCTGGGCGCCTTGAATCCCACGGTTGCCGCCTGGCTGACTGCTGTATACACAGCCTCCAAAGACAAACTGCTGACCGTGGGCGGGACCGTCAAACTGATCATCATGGCGTCCAACTACGCCGCCCCATCCGATGAGCTGATTGAAACGGTGCAGACAGTTGTAGATCCGGAACAAAATGCCGGGGAGGGTCTGGGGCTTGCGCCTATTGGCCATGTGGTTACAGTGGTGGGTGTGCAGGAAGCACCGGTGAGCATTGCACTCAATTTGACCTATGCCGCCGGCTGGAACTGGGCCTCCATCAAGAGCTATGTGGAGGGCGTCGTTGATGCCTATTTCGCCGAGTTGGCGCAGGCGTGGGCCTCTTCGGACCGGCTCATTGTCCGAATCTCCCAAATTGAAAGCCGAACCCTTTCGACGTGCGCTGCCATGATTACAGATATCAGCGGCACCAAGATCAATGGCAAAGAATCCAACCTGATATTGGATGCAGACAGTATCCCGGTGAGGGGGGCTATCAGTGGATAGGAAGCTCATCAGCTATTTGCCGCCCGTACTCCGCGAGGTGCTGGACTTCCAGGCAATCAATACGGCCAATGAGCCGGAAATCTCCCTTGCCTGGTACGCACTGGAGCAAGTAATGGACAACCAATTTCTGGATAGTGCCGATCAGAGTGGAGTGGCCATGTGGGAGCAAGAGCTGCAACTCCATCCCAAAGATACGGATACCCTGGATGCCAGAAAAGCACGGATAAAGGCCAAATGGGACACGGAGTTGCCGTATACCATGCGATGGCTGCACAGCTGGCTGCAATCGCTGTGCGGGGCCGAAAACCCGGTGCCAACTGTGGATGGGTACACGCTGCGGGTTTGCCTGCCATCCGCGGTGGATTATACGACTTCGCTGGACGATCTGCGGCAGCGCATCCCGGCGAACCTGGTAATTTCACCCACAATTCTGCTGTCCAAGGCAACATCCAATCTGTTTGTCGGATCCGCCGTCCGGCTATCCGTCAAGCAGTCCATGACTGTATTTGCAGATGGAGGTGACGGGATGACAGCCTTTACGGACGAATCCGGCGCAATACTTACGGATGAGCGCGGCAAAATCTTGTATGTGGAGGAAACACTATGACGCCAAATTTGACAAGCAAAGGGCATGTACTACTGCTGCGGGCGCTGGATGGGGAGGCCTTAAAATTTACCCGGATCCAGCTGGGCAACGGCGCGGCCCAAAACGCCAAAAGCGCCACGGCCCTATCCAATCCGCTGACCACATTGCCGCTGACGAAGATGATGACCGGGAGTCAGTACATCACGCTGACCAGCACATTTTCCAACAACGAGATTACAGCTGGCTTCCGGATCACTGAAGTTGGAATTTTTGCAGAGGACCCAGACAATGAAGGATCCGAAATCCTATATGCCCTGGGCAATGAGCCGGAAGGCACAGCGGACTATGTGCCGAGCAAGGATAATCGCATATTGGAGTTGGAGTACAGCGTCATGATTTTTGTGGGCGAGGCGCAGAATGTGACCGCCGAGATCAGTGAATCCCTGGCTTATGCCAGTGCTGCCGAACTGAAAGTCCATACCGACAACAAACAAAATCCCCATGGGGTAACCGCCGAACAAGTTGGGCTGGGCAATGTGCCCAACGTAGGGACCGATGACCAAACACCCAACCATACCATTGCTCAAAGCCTAACAGCGCTGGCCCCAAAGGAAAAACTGAGCGTGGCCATGGGCAAGATTGCGCGAGCCGTACAAAGCTTGATTGATCACTTAAAGAACAATGTGACTCACGTAACTGCCGAAGAACGTAGCAAATGGAATAACAAGGCAGCTGAATCCCATACCCACGGCGCTACAGACATCAACAGCGGCACCCTAGGAGTGGCGCGCGGCGGAACGGGAAAAAGCAGTTGGACGGCGAACCAGCTGCTATACCCAACATCAGCGACCAGCATTGGCCAAATGGCAGCTCCCAGTAAAGACGGGATGTACCTGCGCCAGAATCGGACCGGGGCGCCCTTCTGGGCAGAAGTCGAACAGCCTACCATCCTACCAACATCCGAGACTGGGACTTATACCGGTGGCGGAAAAACTGGTAGCAGCGCAAAAAATACGATCACATTTCAGGATGGAGTCCCCAAAGTAGTTTTTATTAAGCAGAAAAGTTTGGCCATGGTCCGGTATGGCATTTTGCTTTTATCTCCAGGTGCTGAAACCGGGTTCAGCGTTATCGAAAATGGGGTACAGTCCAACCTAGTGGTCAGCGTATCGGGTAAAACTGTATCCTGGTATTACAATTCTGCAGAATCCCATCCAGCGAATCAATTGGATCATGCCGGACAAACCTATTCTTACGTGGGGGTATTTTAATGGACTATCAGAGGATTACGGACATTGCCGCCGTGTCGGCACTGACCGGCGACGAGAGCATCTACATCCGGCAAGGGAATGCGTTCCGGCGTGTATCCATTGCCGATTTTTTGCAGGCCCTGGATATCAAGGATGGCGTATCCCCCACGGTGGCGATCGCGGAAATCACCGGTGGACACCGGATCACTATCACGGATGCCAACGGGGACAAAATCTTTGATGTAATGGACGGCAATACCAGTGACTTTATCATTTTTGGGGGTAGCTGCAGTACAGCTGCCCACGTGCAGGCAAAGGTAGTGCAAAGCGGCACAACAGGCATTGGGCCTGGCGCTACCCTATACGCCAATTTTGCATATGCCAACACTGCTGCAAATCCTACCCTATCAGCCGGGGGTATCACTGCATCCGTTGTGGGACCGAATTTGCAGCCCATTGAGGCGGCGGTACTGACTGCCGGGCTGCACCAGTTGCACCTGTTGGCTTACCTCGATGCAACTGGCAGCGCCACGACAGTGTGGGTGCTGCTGGATAAGGCTGGACGAGATGGCCAGGACGGCGCACCCGGACCAGCTGGACCGGCTGGCGATCAGGGGCCCCAGGGCCCCAAAGGGGACCCCGGCCCCCAAGGGCCAAAAGGCGACAAGGGCGACCCCGGCGAGCCTGGTCCCCAAGGCCCGGCAGGAT